CCCAACTACCTATTCCCTTTCGGGAAGCAGAGCTTTAATGGGGCCGATTTGTTCCCCATCAACTCTTGCTACTAAGGTAGATTTAATCACCAGCCGCGGAATCTTCCTAGTTCTCCTTCCACTGCGAATGTACTGTAAGTACGTATCCCAGTTCGAAGAGTTCAAGGTTGACGAAGCGGGGAGTTGCAAGCTCTCTATAGCACAGGAGACAGATATTGCTCCTGGCTTTTGGAGGTCCTTGCAAACTCGCCGTAATTGCTTGAGCAGCCTGCGAGGTGGGTCGACATGGAATGTCGGTCCATATCTCACATAACTGTCTAGGCAATACTCTGGTGGCCTGCCCATGTGAACTGTGGGCCTTGCCACAGTGACCCCAAGCAAAGTACAGGGGACACATGACCAAATCCTTGACCTTAAGGTCTCAAATGGTTCTCCATAGACGCACGCTAATATAGCGACTTTATTCATCGCTACTATTAAATCGTGCGGACTCTCTAACCAGCGTAAGTCAAACGCGGTTAGGTATCCGATTTCGTCTATGTAATGAGCGCCACAAGATTCCCTATAGTCGGACTCAATGTAAGTCTTATCCAGATTTACACGGAATCCGGCTAACGTCAAGTTATCAACCACGGCTTTTGCAACTCGGTTTTGACATATTATGTCATCCCCGAATACAGTTGCCGAGGCATCAAATGACTTGGTTAGTGCCGTAAGGACCAGGGTCATTAGGTCGAAGGTAAACCCATTACCCATGCTAGAGACCTTGTTGACAATATAATAATTGTCGTCAGGCCCAAGGGTCATGTCTGACCTGCTAGCGAGTACTTTATTAAGTACCCTTTTGGGAAGTAGGTATTTTATCAAACTTATGCTGATCGCATCACTGCAATCAGTTAGATCGATCGTAGCGACATTTGTATCGCTTATTCGACTCCTGTGCTCATCAGCCAGGTGGTCGAGATCGATCCCGAAGGTGTCGTATAGACACTTCCGAACCCCAAGTCCAACAGCACGCTGGACAAGCATATTGCATGAAGGCTCTAGGCATATCGACCGATCCTTCGAATTATTCTTAGGAACGGTCGACCACCTATTACCTTGAACAAACGTAACTGAGCAATAAAGTTTAAAACAGTAGATTTGGAAATTAGGTTCGATTGATTTTGAGAACCTGTTCCACAATTTTCTGTTCATAGACCTTTCACTCAGCCCGTTGATCATGCAGTAGCGTTTAAAGCGCTTCTTAACCGCCATCTTGAGACCTCGATGCCAGAAAGAATATCTGGCGAAGAGATCAAAACAGTCAGGCGTTATGGTCCAGGAACCCGATAGCTTACAAGCTACAGAGGTCCTAGGCCCTAATGGCTCAAAAGATGAACCATTAGTGAACGTGAGCTCACCTAAATGAAAGTTCTTTAGGCACTCATGAACAATAAGTCGCGCCTTTGCCCAGTGTGGGCCTAAAATCTCCTTTGTGTGGAGTTCTCCGTCGAAGGTGATCCACCGTTCCCAGGCGCTTTGTCGGCGTCTGGTTGCGGTTGCACCTTCTGGTTCCTCGAATTTAGCAGCGAGTCTGCTTTTTGCAAACCGCGCTGTACGAGAGAGCTGGCGATCGACATTATCATCGCCGACGAAATCTCGCATAAGAAGGTTAACAGCCCTGATCGGGCCTTTGTATTGCAAGGTCTCCCTCCTACTAGGCGT